CTGTCAATGGCTGACACTGTAGGCTGTGACAATGTCGCTATAGCATCCGTCCAGTTGAATGTCGCTGTTGCTACTGCATAGGTGCCTTCATCGTCTACCGTACCGCTCGAATTGGTACGCTCCAACGTAAAGGCAACCTCTGGCGCTACATACGAATTGACCGTGATAGCGTCAAGCGTCTTTGTTGTAGTCTGCCCTCTGCTGTCTGTAACCGTTACTGTCGGTGTGAATGTGCCAGCGGTATCAAGTAATATTGAGAGCGTACCGTTGCCCGAACCTGTTACTGTTTGATTTCCTATTGTCAGCGATGAGGCTGAAATCGTACCGCCGTACTGAGCAGACGAACCGCTAATCGTAACGCTCGCCGTTGTCAGCCCTGCGTAAGCATCGCCACCGTAGTCGTTAGTAAACGATACTTGTGTGCTTGAAAACGTAGGTGGTGCATTGAGCATGAGGTTGAGAGTTGCCAACGTATACGTTGAAGGAGCAAATATATTTGTTTCGCCCGTTGACCACTTCGCATTCAGATATGACTCATAATCTCCTACCGCCTTGATTGTGAGGGGAACGATTCTCTCTGTCGGGTTGCTCGTGTTGAAATAATCCGACGCAACAATGGTGTATGTGTCCTCCCACGATGCTGAAGTATATGTTCCCAAATTAGTGGATGTAGTACCATACGCAAAAATGTAATCGAGCAAGGTGCTTCCTTTATAAAGGCATGCCCGTCTGAGACTGTAAGAATGCTTGCCCGAGCCGCCTGTACCAGTGGCTGTAAGAGACGTTGTCGGTAAAGATATAGTTTGACTTGCTGAAGATATTGAATACGTCACTGGCGACGCCATATTGACATAGGCTTTTTCGCCATACTCACTTGTCCATTGTGTTATTGCCATATAATCACCCTAACCATTTCAGATATAAGTTATTTCTGTCGTTTACCTCGTGAACTTTCCAAGACCATTGACCAAGACCGCCATCAGAGACCTGTGTGCCTACATCCATCTGCTGGAGCACTACAGACTGCGTGATATAGAGCCTGTTGCCGTTGATGTACGCTACTCTGTTAGAGCCTTGATAGAAGCCGAGTTCCGTGCCGTCGATCTGCACATGGAATCCGCTTGCATCACCTACCACCGTTGATGTGCCATACGATGCCAGCGTCTGGCCGTTAGCACCGATGACATTCATCCCCGTAGTTGTCAGATCTAAACGATAGTTGCTTCCGTCTGTACGGAGCGACAAGCCGTTGCTTGTGAGCACTAAATGGCTTGACACGTAGTTTTGTATCGCTTGGTCAATGCCAGTCAGTTCATACCACCCCTGTGCGTTCGGGTCTCCAGTCGGATTATTTACCACCGAGTACGTATAGTTCGGTGATGTTCCTTCTCGTGTGAAGTACCACTTGTTTGGCTCTACCTCTGTGTCAGACGTGAGAGCGTAAGTGCCGTTCTTCGCTACAAGATCAAGAACACCGACTACGTTTTCCACTATGCTCAACTGGTCTAACGCCGTGTTGGCGCTCGCCGTGGCGCTTTCTGCCGAACTTTTAGCCTCCTGCGCATCTGCATAAATGCCGTCTAACGTAGTGCCAGCCTGTTCGGCAGCGGTCTGCATGCCGTCTAAAAGCGTATTAGCCTCTTCGGCAGCGTCATAGATCGCCTTGACCGATGCTAATGCCGTTTCGTTCTGTGCTTTAATATCAGGCATTGTCTACCTCCAGTCTCGCCCTTACGTTTATAGTGGTTACTTGCATTGATGCCGTAATCGTGTACGTCTGACCCGTAGCCAAGACAGTAGACAGATTGTCGGCATTGTACCAACGAATCACTCCGATGTCGGCTATCTGTGTCGCTGATAACTCCACGCCGTTTGCGTATACGTGAGCGGTCAAAACTGTGTCCACGTAGTCCGTCAGGAACAATGTCCCAGCCGATGACGTAATCTCACAAGAGAGAGCAACTTGCGCATCGGTCTCAAGCGGGAGCCACGAGAACACGGTCGGATCAGTTATGTCTACCGCCGGCGATGTCTGATTCACCGCTATACCGATGTAAGCCTTGCCGGCTGGATTCAAGCTGATACCGTGACCGCTCGAATCATCAGCGTATGCCACCCAAGTGTAGGCAGCCGTTATGTCTCCGAGTGCGGCCACTTCCGCAGCCAACTGTTGCACCTTGTCAGAGATGCCCGATGTCCTCAGCAGATAGTCTCCGATCGTGGCCGTCTGTGTCTCGTCTGCCTCGCTGGTCTCGATCTTGAGGATGCGGGCCTCGAGATATAACTCATCGTCATCGTCGATGATATTGATCCTGTCGCCGACTTGTGCATCGTCAGGAAGTTTCGCAAAGTCCACTTCGTAGTTAACAGCCGGTGCCGACAGTTTCTGAAGTTCTGCACGGGCCTGTCCAGCAAGTTCCGATTTGCTGTCTGTGTCGAACTGATACGAGCCGACCCACAGCCCGTCCTCGTCTATCATGGAGGACCATCTGTCCATCGCCGTGATGTTACGCATCTGACCCGTTACGGTGTCGACCTGATACACATCGCCGGTCGATGGATCCGTGTAGGAATACGAGTACCCTTTCAGATTGATTGGCGTGTCGCTTCCTTCAGGTGTTCCGCCTGTTACGTTCAGAGCCGTAACGAGGTCCGCTATGCTCGTCTTGGTAACGATGCGGTCGATGTCGTAGTTCAGTCTCAGCTGTGGAATCGCTTCCTGTAAGCCTCGACGCTTGACTACGTTGACTATCTTCTCTTTTACCTGTAAGCCTTCAACCTTGAACGAATAATACAGTTCGCAGTCCCACAGGCCCACCACAGAGCGGAGTCTCTCGGTACAGGTCGACGCTCCGTCCCACGTATTCGTGAGCGCGTTCGTCGGTGCGTCCTGTATGTCGAGCGTCCAGTCTGATGGCATGAACTGTGTCATCATCTGCGTGAGCGTCTTATTCGTGAGCGTGATGGCCTCGCACTGCGTGTTAAGCAGATCGAGCGCAGCATCTTCCGCATACAGGCGAATGGTCTGCTCTTTCGTGTCAGATTCGGTCTCGACTATCTGAAAGAGCGAGTTGTAGTTATTGTCAGCACTTCCGCTCTTGAGTATGTAGTTGCCCGCCGTGATCGAGTCTGTGAGGTCGGTGCGTGTGTCGTCTGTCCACGTTATCGTGCACTCAAACGAATTGACACCGCTCTCCACGTCCTCGACGAGCGTGTCCTCGGATATACGAAACCCCGACGGGAGTTCCGTCGAGGCTTGTCCGAGAATGTTCATAGATCTATCGCAGAAATATATGATCATAGATAAACCTCATTGAATATTATCTGTATCGTTGGTTTGTACGATGTGTTCACCCAGTTGGACCACACCGCCCTGATGATGTTCTGCCCCGGGCGAAGTACGAAGTCCTCCCAGTCATTACCGAGAGCGCCGTACTGTGGCTCGAGATGTCCCTCGAGTGAGCCGGCACGGTAAAGAGTAACGTTCGCGTCATTGCAGTCAGCCTCGACCACGTCGCCCGCCGTGAACACGTTCGGGATCTCAGCGAATGGTGTGCCCGGCTTTGCTATCATCGATGCACTATGCAGCGCGTTCGTGTGGAAGTCTCCGCTCCAGTTGAACACGATGTTTATCCCCGCAGTGTTTTCGATGGCGCTGTCCTTGAATGTCCTGTCCGGAAGATTGCCGACCGAGAATGTGACCACCGCCCCGTCTTTCGTCCAACCGCTGTTGAGATTGGACTGCGTGTAATTCCATCCGCTCTGTACTGTACGGACTCTCGCCTCTTTAACCTTGACCTTTTTCTTCTTCTTTTTCTTCTTGACCGTCTTTGTGACCGTCACGTAATAGGTCTGCTGTGTGTATACCGCCGTCCTGTTGCAGTATCCGAAATGAGTGTTGTAATACGACAGGTCGATGGAATCTGTACCGACCACCGTATCGTTAAGTATGTACTCGACGATTCCCGCCGTACCGTTGCCTGTCTTCTTGATGCGGAAGCCCACAACAGTCACGCCATTATTCTGTGTCAGCGCCTCGAATGCTCCCGTCTGGCCTGTTGCCGAGACGCACATTCTGTGGACGATGTCGAACTCGTAGTTGACCGCACCCGATGTCGTTCTTGTCAGCGATGCAGTTCCACTCGGTTTAGCATACTGCTGAGTCTGTCCCGCTCCGTTGTTCCAGTAGGTGTCCGTGATCTGTCCCGTGTTGACGTTCGTCGGTGTCCACGCTGTGAGTGAGCTGAACTCACTATTCGCCAGCGTCTCGTTCGATGCGTACTGGTCAACGTCCACGATGTCAGGATTGCCGAGCTGGATGATGTTCTCCTGTGGATCTAAAAACGCCACGAATCCACAATCACCGTCCTCCGAGTAGTCGCCGTTCAGTTTCCTTGATGCGAACGACGCTCTCAGGATAGGCCTTGCCGGATATGTTCCCGTGTAGTTGAACGTGAATGTCGCCGAACTATCCGAGACCACCACCCCGCTTGCGTCCGTGCTCGACAGCGTCTTGACCGCTACCGAGCGCTTGAATGGATAAGCGCAATAAAGCGACCACTTACCGCGTGCCGCGTTCTTGTAGTCGCTGAATGATGTGTCCATGAGCGGAAAGCCCGTATAGAACTTATC